CGGCAACCGCACGGTGAATGCTTATCATGCACCGCCCGGAGTCCGCAGAGAGCAGCGCCCACGCCGACGCCCGCCCCTCCCAGAGGTTCACCAAGCCCGCGCAGCAAACGATGCGGCCGTTGTGCCGGCCGGTGTAGCAAGGGCCAGCGTCGACCAATTCCTGCCCGTACCCGTCCCGCTTGAGGAACGGCACCAAGAATTCCTGCGAGGGCTGCAGGCTCAACTCGCGCAGATCTTCCGGCTTGAAGGGGGCCACGATCATCCGGCCGTCTCCAATTCTGGGTAGAGCGCCACGACCGTCAGCGGCAACGGCTGGTCAGCGACCACCCAGATGCGGCCGTCAGTCTCGTAACCGCCCGGGAACGCCAACACATCGGTGTCGCCCGTCAGGGTCGGCGGCACCTCGTCCATGTAGTCCGAACCGATCCGGTACGGGATCAGGTCAAGCCGCGATTCACTCGGGCCGAACTTGCCGCCCAGCGAGTTGTAGAGTCGCAGGCCGAGTTTGTGGATGCGCTTGGTCTTGGCCTGTGCCGTGCCAATGGAAGCCCCTGCCTCGATCCTCTGCGTCGCCAGTGTCGAGGTATAGGGTAGGCCCACAATCGCCCGAGAAGCCGCCACAGGCAGCGTCACGGTGCCATCCGTGACCAGCAAACCCGTCACCTCTGCGCCGTCCGCAAGGGCAGAGACCGTCTCGCCTTCGAGGTGGTACAGGCCGCGCAGGTTCGTCGTGGTCATGCGCCACGAGTTGGCCGGGATGTCGTTGTCGGGGAACTCCGACACGATCGTGCAAAGCACCAACTCCGAATCGACATAGGACGTAATCAGGCCGCGGGCGCTGCGCCAGAGACCGGCGTCCTCGTCGAAGTAGCGGTGGACAATCTCGCGGCCGACATCGGTCGCGACGAATACCGGGTCATTGATGACGAGATATTCACCCGCCTCGGTCAGCAGGAACTCATCATCTTCGGTTCCAATTTCAACGAGCGAGGTCGTGGTGAACGGCACACTGGTCGCGCCGACTGTGTCATAGCCGGTGCCGACGAACAGATCCACCGCTTCAACCGGGTTGTATTCCAGCGCAGAATCCAGATAGCAGGCGCCCTGAATGTCGTCCTCGTCCTCGAGCGACTGCGCGAAGTATTCGATGTTGCGCCGGACGAACGAAATATCAGCCTCGGTTACGAGTTGGTCATCGCCTTCGGTGATGAGTTCGTCGCCAGCCTCGGTCGCCAGCTCATAGGCAAAGTCGCCTTCGATCGTGCGCGAAACCACCAGCCAGACATCATCCACATCGCCGTCGGGGCTGGGAATGATTTGCACCGCTTCGACCTTGGCGTCGCGCCCGCCCATCGGGTGCTGGTGCCAGCCATAGATGTTCTGCTCGCGATCGTAGGTGAGGCCGATCAGCCGACCGTTGCCGAGCACGCACCAGATAACGTCGTCCGGCTCTTTCTGGTACTCCATATCGACGATGCCGGACTTCGTGACCTCGGGGTACAGCACGCTCATGTCCCGCGGCACCCACGCATCGGCCTGAATGTCGAACCGCAGTTCCATGATGCGCCGGCCACCGACGCGGGCGAACAACACCGCATCGCCTACCAGCACCGGCTCAAGCTCCATCGAACCCTCGGCCGATTGCAGGTCAAACCGCACGTTTTCAGGGCCGAGCGGCGAGGATGTCACGTTCTCGCGCACCGCCACTTCCGAGCCGGCCGTGCCGACAATCAGCGCATTGCCCGGGCGAATCCAGCGAATCTTGTCGACGTTGCCCACCGCCAGCGTCAGATTGATCGCGTTGTCGGCGAGCACCTCGCCCATCGTATCGACCGCGTGGCTTGCGTAGTCGCCGGCCACCGACGCATAGAGGTTCTGCCCGCCAGCCCACCACAAACGGTCGCGCCAGAAGGCCACCTTGTACGGGTACGATCCGCCCATGCCGGCACCCCATGCACCGATGCGGTACGCGCAAGATGCCGCACTCAGCAGCTCTGACGGGGCCACGCCGGGGCCAATAACGTCCGCCGTCGCGTCGGTCGAACTCGTCACCGCCGTGATCTTTAGGATGACGTAGCCGGGATGCAGGAACTCCCACTGCACTCCCGCGTTGCCGTCGTAGTCGCGACCCTCTTCGTGGATCGGACGCACCGCGCCGGTCGTCGAGGAATTCACCGCTTGGTAGAATTTGCCGGCACTTTTGCGAATGTCGCCGGCCGTGATCGTCTTGCCGGTCTCCCACTGCGTTGTCGTGATATTGATCGGCTGCAGGCGCAGCAGCATTCCAACCGAGTCGTTGTCGAAGATCGCCGTTCCGGCCGTCACCGTGACCGATCCGGTCGTGCCGGTCAGCGTGAAGTTCACTTTTGCGTCCGGCTCAACCTGGAACGGCCCATCGGTCGGCGCGTACTCCGCAAAAACCCAGCTCGTGTTGCCGGATCTCGTTAGCGTGCGCGGCTGATAGCCCTCGCACCCGATGTACAAGACATCAGCCGACTGCGTGACCGAAAGCGCCGAAGTGTTCTCTGGCGTGAACAGGTCATCAACCTGATACGGCGAGGCAATCGTGTACACCCGCTCGATGTCGCCACTGCCGCTATAGGTGCCGGCCGAAGTCGTGTCGATCGCGCTGCCGTCGATGTCGTACAGCTCAAAAGTCTTGGCGCCCGTGTTGACGTTGGTTGCCTTGACGTAACGGTCATTCACGCCCGTCATGCCGAGAATGTTTGTCACATAGAACCAATCGCCATTGCTCGGGTCAGCGCCCGAGTACGTCAGCACGCCTGGCTGCGCGTTGGTCACGCCGACTACATCGATTGCGCCTTCAAGCACGACGCCGCGGTCGGTAAAAAAGCGACAGTACTGGTCGCCGAACTCGATCACATAGGCCTGATCGAACGCAAACTCAAACCGCTGTAGCCAGATTTTCTTGTCGGGATACCGCGCCGGCAGAACGTGCTTCGTTCCCGGGCATCGCTTCGCCGGCCCCTGCGCAGTCGGAATGAACCGACGCATGCGGTACATGCTTGAGGCATATTTGTCGAAGTCGCTGCGGCCGCTCATCATGGCCCCGACTTCGCCACCGTTAAAATTGACGACGGCCGGATTTGCGTTGGGCATTACAGCCTCACTGTCAGCCAGGTCGTGTCGGCGATCGACTCCGGTGGGTTTTCAATGGCATTCGCTCGAATCGCCTCGCGCAGCGCCATGCGGTAGTCCTGCAGCGCCATGGACTTCTTGCTGTCCGACTGCGTGAGAGCTTCGGCCACGTTGTAGGCAATCGACGCCGAGAACGCCTCATCGAATGCGGTGTCGAACTTCGTCGGGTCACTGACCCGGCAAAGGTATCGCAGGTTGAGCGATCCCGAACTGCGCGTCAGGATCTTGCCGCCCTCAAGCTGGTATTCCTGCCCGCCGCTGCTGATGAGGTCGGACAGGTCGGGGGCCGGATAGTAGGCGTTGATCTGCAGGATGCGCAGACAGTCGGACGGTACGGGATATTGGTAGCTGTAGTCGAACACAGGGGTATCGACTTCGGCCGCCAGAACCGCCCTTTTCACACAGAAGCGCCAGTTGTATGTGCGCTGCAGCTTGTCGCGCAGCATCGAGTAAACGGCAGAGACCTCTCGGGCCGGCTTGGTGTTTTCCGAGAGGCTCGTAATCCTCAAGTCGCCGAGCTTGGTCAGCGCAAGGTTGGCAATCGCGACATCACTTGCAGCCACGGGCGCCTCCCGCAGCTATCAAGCCGGCGGCCAATTATCCTGGGTGATGGCTTCCTTGAGCGTATCAAGGGCCAGCAAAACCTCGAGCTTGCTCATGCCGATCAGGTCGACGCGAACCTCGACATCAAGGCTGGTCGTGGACGCGCTTTCCGTCACGTTGCGAACGCCCTGAAGGCCGCGGTCAATTCCGTAAAAGCGATCTGCCATGTTGGCTCTCCGTCAGAAAGGGGCGAGCCGGTCTCCCAGCCCGCCCCTGTACCTTACGCCGTGTAGCGTCCAACCACCTTGACCACGCCGGTCGAACCGGCAGCGGCAGTCAAGGTCATCGCCACATCGTAGAACACCGACGGGTCACTGGTCAGGCCAGCGGCCTGCCAGAGTTCCTGAGCGGAGTTCGTAAGCGAGAACACGCCCGACTCGTGCAGGACATCGGTGCCGTTGAGCGCCGAAGTCAGCGCCTGCGCCGAAGCAAACAGGTCAGCATCCACCACCGCGCCACCGTCTTTGGTGGTGCGGTAGATGCCGATGTCCGCTGCAGCGGTCGTGATCGCCGGACAGTAGAGCCTGAGGTCGGTTATAACCGCATTGGACGGCACCCGGAACAGGCGCAGGATGCTGGCAATGCTGTCGGCGTTCACCACCGAGATCGTGGCGACCTTGACGCGCTCACCGCCGCCGTCCACACGGGGGCTGTTGAGCACGGCAGGAACCGCGTCTGCGTTGGTGATTAGGGAGGAACTGCGATTTTCAACTGCCATGGTCGTTTACTCCCTTACTCTGCACACAGGATGTCGACGATCTTCTTCTCTTCGGTGCGGGTCGCGCCGAAGGTACCCATCAGGTAAATCTGATACGGGTGCGAAGAAAGATCACGACGCTGCGTGACGTTGGACATGATGTCGTTCCACACGCCCAAGTGCATGCCGCTCGGCACCCAGACAGGGCAGCGGCGATGGCTTGACGAGGTGGGCAGACGCTCAATGTGGATGAAGTTGATCCCCAGGAAGCGGGTCACCTTGCCATCCTGCAACACCGGCATTCCGGTATTGAAGTCGTCAGAGGTCACCTGGAGCTGCCCAAGGAGATCATCGTGCTGCTCGGCCGAGATGGCGCAATACACCGGCTCGGCGTCGAGGTCGACTTCGTTCTCCATCAGGATGCGGCGAGCTTCGCGCAGCTTGTCCACCGTCAGACCCACGTTGCCAGCGGCAGCGTAGGTCACAGCAACCTGCTGCGTGGCCGTTGCAAAGGCGGTGTTCGTGCCGCCGGCCTCGCCAGTCTTGGCGGTGCCGTAGATCGCCGAGATGATGACATCGTCAATTGCGCGGCCCATCGCGTAGAGACCGTTCTGCGAGTAGGCAGACTGCGGGTCAGCGAGGAGACGGAGCTTGTCGAAGTTGTCGATCAGGTCGGCCCAGTCGTAGTCCTCAGGGAACACCCAGCGGCGGTCGTTCGGCGTGTTGACCGGGACGATCGGCTGGTAGCGGGTCGAGACAGCACGCGCCGAGGTAGCACCGTACTGCGTGACGACCTCGGACTGCTTGCCCTTGTACGAGCCAACCTGCACCGCGGAGCGCAGCTTGGAGCCCTTCTGCTGCAGAAGCAGCGAAATGTTCGTGCCGTACTGAACGGCATAAACGGATGCGATATTGTCGGCCATGATAGCCCTCCAGAAAACATGAAATGACGATGTTCTCGGATGGCTTGTCCGTTACCGGGGCCGAACCCTTGCCCGTTCCGCTCGAGCCAAGCGACCGTCTTTCCGGTTGTCAGCGGGGTCTTGCGACTTGCCCTGTCCTAGAAAAAACCCGGCGAGTCTCCCCGCCGGGCAGCTGGTACCTAGGAGAACTCGCTTCGGATGGTAACCACACCTCACTCTTCCGTCAACAGCTCCGGGTTGGCCATTCGCTGCAAGCGCATCATTTCCTCAATCGCGCCCTGCCGCACGCGCTGGTCGTTGTTCATGTAACGGCCCATGAACTCCTGATCGGCGAACATGCCGGCGATCTTGTTCTTCGCCTGCGCCGGGGTCATGGCCCCTGCCGCCGGGGTGTCGCTTGACACGAACGAGCCTTCAGCGAATGACGAACCGATCGAATGGAACAGTTTCATCACCTTCGCCGTACCGATGGCGCGTTCCATCGCGTCAAACGTCGCCTCGTCGATGCCGGCCTCCTTGCTGAACTTGAGCACCGCCCGCTTGGCGAGTTCCTCGTTCTGCGCGGCAGCT